TTCTGAACCGCACCATCCTTGTGGGATGACACGATATTTGTCCCAATAAGAACCTGGAACAAAATTCGAAACATAATCATCGATTGCTGTTAACTTAGCAGCATCAAAACCTTCAAGGTAGGAAACTTCACCGTCAATAAAATAAAAAGTTGTTTCAGACATCGATTTTCTATTTAGCGAAATGCGCAAAAAAGGGCAAGAAATCCAAGTGATTTTGCCCTTTATGAGCTCTCAAGGAGAGCTTATTCTTGTGTTCCGAGATCAAGTTCTGAATCGTCAGTTGTTTCAACGGACTCAGTTGGTGCCATACCAGCAACTTGACGAGTCTTTGATACAAAGTAATCGTGCATAGTTACTGCTGCTTGTTCTTGTTTACCATTGATAATGTCTTGCAACATTGCCTTGAGTGTTTCTGCGTGGTCTGCCATAAAGTGGTCCTTTCGAATTGTTGATCGGCACACTTATTTACGGTTGCCAGGAGAGTGATTTTGATAGGTCGAAGACAATATCAATCGTTCTTAGCAATGTATAGACGTTATTTTCCTTTAGCGATTGCTTCGAGGAACAGCTTGACTTCTTTTCGGAAGTATGCTTGAGCTGCCTTGTCGTGAACAACGGATTCAGCGAGTGAAAGAATCTTCTTGTTACCCATTGCTTCTTGAACAACATTTGGATAAGCATCAGGCGCAGATGGTTGCGACACGATGTCTACTGTCACAAACGAAAAGTCAGTAACATTGCCAGACTCATTCACGTTACCAGTTCCGCGTGAGGAAACTCCAAGACGAACGCCGCCTTCGATAAGACCCTTAGCGATATTGCCTGATGGTGTGTTCAGCAATTTCATCTTGCCGATAGCGTTGTTTCCGTCCATGTAGATCTCTGTGATACAGTGGGAAACGTTTGCGAGATTGATCGACAGAACATCTGGGTGATTCAGCTCGCCTAGAATGTAGTGACCTTCTGAAATACGCTTAGCAGCAGTGTCAACGGCACGACTAATTTCGTCGAGCGGATAGTTACGTCCGTTGCCGTTCTTCAACGCAGCTTGCATCATAATGCCGTTCAGATAAAGATCTGTGCCCTTGCGCATTTCGCAAAGTTGTGCCGCAACTGGTGTTAGGTTTTCAGTAAGAAGTTTCATTTCAATCCTTTACGTGTCTTGACAGTATTTACATCAAGGTGCTTCCGGGGCAGGTGTTTCAGGCGGTGTTTCAGCGCCTACTTCTGCTTCCGGTTCAGTAGTCTGCGGTTCTTGGAAGAAGTTGCTAGAGTTGCCGATATCGGTCTCATCGCCAAGTCCAGAACTTGTTGGAGTCGTATCATCTTCAACATTCACCGCTTCACGATTTTCGTAAACTGACGGGTCATAAATCTGCTGAAGCGAAGGAACAACAGCGCTCTCAGAAATGCCACGCTCTTCCTTAAGCAGGACTTCATTCATCTGTAGCTCATCATCTGTCAAACCAAGGTAACGCTTGAGAATGAATCGACGAGCAAGATACTTGGTAGCTTCAATATTGTTGAACGAACCGATCAAGTCGGCATCAAGTGCTGCTTGACGATACAGTGCGAAGTTCGCTGGATCAGGTAGCTTTAGTTTGAAGATCTCATCGTCGATCTTGAGACCAACAACCTTCATATAGACCTTGAACTCTTGATCAAGAATTTCATCCAAACGGTCTTGGAGACGACGGATGAAGTTTGCGAATCGAAGTTCTTCGATGTAGGCAATACCTACTTTGCCATCGTTGTATTGAGCGCCAGCGCCATCGCCACCACCCATATACGATGTTGGAATGCGAAGACCACGGAAAATCTTGTCTTGGAAGTATTTCAACAACGTGGTGCCGAAATCTTCTGTTCCACCCGGAAGTGTTTCAACTCGTGACCCACGTCCTGATGCTGTGACTGGGAAGAACAGATCTTCTTGAATAGAAGTTGGATCGTACGCGCCGTCAACTGTGTCTTTACCACCAGCAGAAGTTGGTGATCGCTTTTGGCGAATCTCGTTCTTGATCTGCTCGAGGTATTGCTTAACGCGTTGTGGCGGCATGTTACCAGTGTCAACGTAGAACACGCGACGCTCTGGGGCACGAACGATACGATAGATGATAACAGCATCTTCGATCATCGCCATCTGACGATACACACGATAGATTGGTCGAAGGACTGAAGCGCCGAACGGCGCTGAATCGCCCATGTCGTCAGACATCGTAAAGTGAATCATCGCCGCCGCTGGAATAATATCGAGTTGTTCGCTGCGCGGATTGAATGGATTATTTTGACCAGTGCCTGGTTGCTTGATGTGATACGAAATCTTGTTGCCTTCGTTATCAATCTCGATTCCGTGAACTAACGATGGATCAACATAGATCCACTTCTTAGTATCGGAGGTCTTGCGAAAGAAGCAATCGCCGTACTTAACCAGTGTTCTAGCAATTTGGAACAGGCGCTTGTTGAAGTCTTGAAGTTCAGACCACTGTCGAACTGCCTGACGCAAGGTCACAGACGTCGAATCGGAAACATCTTGATTGTCTTCCTTTTGATACTCGATCAAGAACGGCAACTTGGTCTTGTCATCCTTATTTGTCATCTCTTCGGCAATAATGTCAAGACTTCGAGCGATGTCAATGTCGGCATCCATCGAGTTGTATTGCTTGTACGATTGCGAACGTGAACCAGGTCCACGAAGGACCTGTGAGTACCACTGAACAGACGACAAAGAAGAAAGATCAGTTGTGCGCGGATCGTATGCGTCCGTTGACAACGTCGTGTACATTTGCTTGCGCGACGCTGGAGTAATGATTCTCCAGTAATTCGAAAAGTTGCTCAATTTAGATCCTAAGATTATGTTTGTGCTAATACTTGCTTGACCATCTGTTGATTATCTGGCAATCGTGGCATTAGTGCCTGAGCACGTAGCAACTGACTTGACAGTTCAGTCTGAAGATTTTCAGCAGTCAACGATTGCTGTAATACCAAAAGGATCTGCGAAAGAATTTGCGCTGGATCCTGAGTAGACGATGGTTTAAACGCATTAGCTGCTACAGACTTTTGAGTTTCTGTAACCTCTTCCACTTCTTTTCTATTTACTGCCGCAGGATTGACAGAAGATTGAGCTTGGGTTGCTGGGCGCACAATCGGGGTGCTAACCGAAGATGAGGTAGAAGGTTCGAACTCACCAATAGGGTTGCCCATCGAATCAAACATCATTCCCTGAGGAGTTGTCGAAGTCGCTGCGACTGTCGCCTTCATCGCGTTTGGTGCTGAGTAGGCAATGCCGGTATTGAGAACATTTGAACCAAGTGAACCTAATTGATTCAAGGTGATAGTTTCTGACGCAGCAGAAGCGCGTCGTGCCTTGATCATCTCTTCGGTATTCTTCTTGGTTTCGTTAGCATTCTTTTCTGCTGCGCTTTCAGAACCGATCAATCCGCCGATCCACTTGCCTGCCCATCCGGTCATCATCGAGATCAACGGCGAAAAGATAAGTGACAGACCGCCCGTAAACGGCGCCAGGGCAGCTGAAATGCCTAGACCGATAGCACTACCGAGACCTTCGCCAATAGCACCGCCCTTGACCTTTCCTACGTCCCCGTCGCCAGCTTTAGCGATCTCAGCAGCATTCGAATAATCCATTGCTGACCCCATGATCATTCCTGCTGATCCTAGAACACCCAATGCCTTGCCGCCGACTGAAGCAATCTTGCCCCATTTACCGCCCTTGCGTTTAGGGTTGGTGCCCATACCATCTGGGGTAGGAGGTCCAATGAAGTCTTTTGAATTAGAAGCAGCAATTCTGGAGGCGATGATATTGCCAGCAATTGTTCCGATGGTTGTTCCAAGGACAGGACCAAGACCGGTAATTGCCATTACGACAGACCCAATAGCACCGACAACGGCAACCGCGGCACCGGCAAGAGGGTTCAATGAGATGCCCTCAAAGATTTTCAGGAACTTACCAAGTGTCTGTTCAAGAGTATTGAGTGTCTTATTCAAATCTTTGTTAACAACGTCGCCAGAGTCTTTTGCTGCCTTAATAGCTGACGCTGTGTCAAGATTAATCCCAGAAGACTTGATGAATTCTGAAATGGTATCCGCCTGATATTGAGAACCAGGTGATCCACTTTGCTGCATCTTCTCGATGCCGGTATTCACTGTACCAAGAAGGTCTTGATAGCGAATTTGCTCGTCGGCAGTTTTGTATTTGTTTAGCGACAGTTTTCGAAGTTCATCAATCTGTCCTGGATCCAGGCCCAACATTCCAGCTGCCTGCGTAAGACGACCAGCTTGCTGAAAGCGCTGTTTGACAGTAGATTTTCGTTGTTCAAGAATTGCTTGAGTATATCGATCCTGCTCTGCTGTTGAAAGATTCAGACTCTTCGCATA